CAAGAACAAGAAGAAAGTCAATTTAAAGCAAGCGACCCATTTAATAAAAACTGGGAAGAACTAAAAGAGTATTCTGGTTTAGACCAAAACTTCCGTCGCCGTGTAGCAAGACAAGTAAGTAAAGCAATAACTCCAACTGAGGCATATCTAGACTCTGCAAATGCAACTCCTTCTGGCGTAGATGCTGGATCAAAGGCTTTGAATCCTGGAACGGTATACAGAAATGGATACGGTCTATTTGACGTAATTACACCACCATATAACATGTATGAACTTGCAAACTTTTATGATACATCTTTTGCTAACCATGCAGCAATTGATGCAAAGGTAGAAAATATTGTAGGTCTTGGATATCGTTTTGATATTGCAGATAGAACCGCTCTTAGACTAGAAATGTCAGATGACGAGTCAGCAACAGATAGAGCGAGAAATAGAATTGAAAGAGCCAAAATTGAGTTGCGTGATTGGCTAGAAAATCTTAATGACGATGATAGTTTTACAAAAATCATGGAAAAAGTTTATACAGATGTTGAAGCAACTGGTAATGGATTTATTGAAGTTGGAAGAACCACTAAGGGTGAGATTGGCTATATTGGCCATATTCCAGCAACTACTGTTCGTGTTCGTAGACTCAATGATGGCTTCCTTCAGATTATTGGACAAGCGGTTGTTTACTTTAGAAACTTTGGGGCTAACAATCCAAACCCAGTAACAGCAGATTCAAGACCAAATGAAATTATTCATATAAAATCTTATTCCCCACTAAACACCTATTATGGAATTCCAGACATTGTTTCTGCAATGCAATCTTTAATTGGAGACCAACTAGCATCAAGATATAACATTGACTACTTTGAAAATAAGGCTGTGCCAAGATATATTATTACACTCAAGGGCGCAAAACTGTCTGGCGATGCCGAAGACAAGATGTTTAGATTCCTTCAGACTGGATTAAAATCTCAGTCTCACAGAACGTTATATATTCCACTTCCTGGTGATACAGATGGCAACAAGGTTGAATTCAATATGCAGCCTATTGAAAACGGTATTCAAGATGGATCATTTAAGGAATATCGTAAACAAAATCGTGATGATATTTTAATTGCTCACCAAGTACCTATTTCAAAACTAGGTGGATCAGAGTCTGGTCTTGCAGCAGCACTATCTCAAGATCGTACATTTAAAGAGCAGGTTGCACGACCTGCCCAACATCATCTTGAAAAGGTTGTTAATAAAATCATCAAGGAAAAGACAGACGTTCTTCAACTTAAGTTTAATGAACTAACCCTTACAGATGAAATTGCCCAATCTCAGATTATTGAAAGATACGTTAAGACTCAGGTAATGACTCCAAATGAGGCTCGTGAAGCACTAGATTTGCCACAGAGAAAAGATGGAGACACTCCATTTACAATGACTCCAAGACAGGCAACAGATGCTAGAGCAAACCTTGCTGGTAATCGTCAGCGGGATGCACAAAGAACTAATAGTCAATCAGATGGAACAGCAACTCTTGATGGACGTAATCCACAAGGAGAGGGAAGAGCGTCTCAATAATTGAGAAATCTCTTAAAACATTTGGTATAATGGATAACGATATGTTAATCAATAAAGCACACTGGACAACAGACAAGGATAGCGTCCGTCTGTCAATGCCTATTGGCAAGGTAGACATAGAACGCAGAATGGTATCTGGTTTTGCAACTCTTGACAATATTGACAAGCAAGATGATATTGTTACAACTGAGGCAAGTCTTTTGGCATTTAAAAATTTCCGTGGGAATCTAAGAGAAATGCACCAACCTTCAGCGGTAGGAAAGATTGTCTCATTTAAAGAAGATAAGTATTTTGACCCTAATTCAAAGAAGTTTTATAGCGGAGTTTATGTATCTGCATACGTATCAAAGGGTGCACAAGATGCCTGGGAGAAAGTCCTAGATGGCACATATAGTGGTTTTTCTATTGGTGGAAACATTAAGTCTTGGGATGATGCATACAATGCAGAAATGGACAAGGCAATCCGTGTTATTAAAGATTATGATCTTTACGAACTATCTCTTGTAGATAGCCCAGCAAACCAGTTTGCAAGCATTATTTCGGTTGAAAAAGTTAATGGTCAGAATGTTATCTCTGGAGCATCAGTAGATGCAGTAATTGAAAATGTTTTTTACGATTCTGAAAATGGTATCGTATTAGTATCTGACTCAGAAACAGCAGAAAGCCCAGTCAGTGGTAAGAACATGGAAAACATTGGTTTCGTAGAAAAAAATGATAACGAAAAAGCAAACATGATAAAGTTCTTAGTTGATAGTGCTAAAGGCATTAGTACAATTAAGATTACAAAGGAGGTAAGTCAAATGACAGAAACAACAGAAGCAGCAGTAGATGCTGTAGTTGAGAATGTTGAGATTACTCCAGAGGCACAGCCAGCAGAAGTAGAAACTCCTGCAGTCGTTGACGAAGCACCAGCAGATACTGTTGTTGAAAAGTCTGACGATGGTGGTGCAGTTCCTTCTGCTCCAGTAGTAGAAGAAGAGAGCGTTGTTCCAGAAGTTGAAGCCGAACTTGCTGTAGCAAAGTCAGATGAATCAATTGTAGATGCAGTTGCTGAAATCAAGAACTCTCTTACTAATGCCTTTGGCGATCTCGCTGCAACCATTAAGTCTCTTAATGAGCAGGTTGAAGCACTTAGCAAGTCCGTTGACACTGTGTCTACAGAAGTAACACAAGTCAAAGGTCAGTTCAATGAGTTTGGAAAGAGAGTAGATGCCGTTGAGCAAGATACCGCTTTCCGCAAGTCTGGCGATCTAGGCGAGATCGTGCAGTTTGAGCCTGTAAAGGTTCAGAAATCCCTATGGGGCGGACGTTTCCTCAAAAATTCCGACCTATTTAATTAACAATATATTCACTAGGAGGTGAAATAATGTCAGAACAAGATAAAGATATAGCCAAGAACTATCCAGGTTCAGGTGGCTCAGGAGCAGAAATTAACTCCCAGGGTGCACTCGTATCAGGTGGTGTTGGTAGTGCTACAGGTTTAGACTCAGCAGCAGCGTCTGTTGGATCACAACTCGGTAACACAGCAACAGCAAACTTCGGTGTAACATCTGGAGCAAATGCTGTAAACCCAACTGGAACCGCAGGTGGTATTCTTGCACCAGAACAGGCTCGTCGCTTCATCGACTACGTGTGGGATGCAACAGTACTCGCCAAGGATGGTCGTAGAGTTACGATGCGTGCTAATACAATGGAAATCGAAAAGGTTAACGTTGGAGAGCGTGTAATTCGTGCAGCAGCACAGGGTAGCCCAAACTACACTAATGCTGGAGCAACATTTACAAAGGTAGAACTTACTACAAAGAAGATTCGTCTTGATTGGGAAGTTTCTACAGAATCACTAGAAGACAATATTGAAGGTGCAGCACTTGAAGATCATCTAGTTCGCTTGATGACAAATGCATTCGCAAACGATATTGAAGATCTTGCCATTAATGGTGATGGTCGCACAGGTGACTTCTTGTCAATCATGAATGGTTTCGTAAACCAGGAGCGCAATAGCGCAGTTGTTGGAACAACCGATGCACATGAGGCAGTTGTTACTGTCACTAATGATGCTTGGACTCCAGCAGTAATGCAGGAGATCGTTCTAGCAATGCCACGTAAGTATCGTGCAGTTAAGTCGAACCTAAAGTTCTACGCTGGTACAGATGCTTTCCAGGGTATTGTTTCAAACAACGGTACTCTTGCAGATGCAATCGCATCAGCATTCTCAACATCAGCAGGTCTTAACGGTACAGATGCACGTCGTGAGACATACCTAGATGGAAATGCACAGACAATTGGTGGAGCACGTACAACACGTGTTCTAGGAATTGATGTAATGGAAGTTCCTTACTACCCACAGGGCTTTGTCGACTTGACATTCCCATCAAACCGTGTATGGGGATTCCAGCGTGATATTACTGTAAACCGTGAATACAAGCCAAAGAAGGATACAATTGAATACACAGTATTCGTCCGCTTTGGTCTTCAATGGGAAGAGTTAGATGCAGTTGCTTATGGCGACTCAGATAACGTTTCTGAGTAATACTCATAAATAATTGAATGAGGAGGGCGGTGTAACAACTGCCCTCCTTCTTCACATTCTGGTATAATAACATAGGAGGATACAATCATGACAATTGAAGAATTAGTTGGAAAAACAGTTTTTGAGTTAAAGTCCTATGCCAAAAAGAATAATATTAATCTAGATGGAGCAACAACAAAATTACAAATCTTAGAGACAATAGGAAGTTTTATTCCAGATCCCAAAAAAGATGTTGTTGAACCAAGCAAAGTAAGTGAAAAAGTTGCATTATATTCAAGTAAAAATTTGCACTGGTTAAAGGTTGGACAATTAACACCAGGGTATAATATTGTAACTAAAGAAGCCTCAGAAAAGTGGCTAACACGTAAGCAGGTACGCCTTGCGACACCTGAAGAATTAGCGAGTTATTACGGTAAATAATGGAAATACTACGTAGGCCACCATACCCATTGTCTGTATCTTATACAGTACCAGAACCATCTACAGAGTACATCCTTGTAGTTGAGGACCTACTAGAGCAAGTAGAATCAGAGATCATCCTTCAGTCAAATCAAAACTCCGTAATCACATACGAACTAACTGGAGAATATACTCAGTATGATAAGTCATACCCAGTTACAGTTTATGAGAGTGTCACGGTTTCTGGAGTTGAAAATACTCGTGGAGACATAGTAGTAGAAGACAATCTAGACATAACAAGACCATATGTAGATCCAGCAACTCTAGGAAAAACTCCTACAGAAGTAGCAGAATATACAGAACATGAAAAACTTGCAAGGGCAATTATTGATTCGGTTACTGATGGATTTTATTATAAGAGATCTTACCTAGAAGTTGTTGGACAGGGAACTGACTATGTACCACTTTGGGATAAAACACATAAAATCTTGACGGTACATGAAAATGCAACACTTGTATATGATTCATCAGAAGAGCCAAAAGCAATTGGAGAATTTAACTATCTTATAACTAAAGATAAAACTGCTATAACTAAGGATCCAATTGAACTAAC